AATCTTATACCTCTCATATTTTAGAATCCAAATCCGCTCAATGGAACAACAATCTCTGTAGTGCTACCGTCCGCTTCTGTAATTAGAAGTGTAATAGTATCAGACGTTGTATCCTTTACCCAGTAAATCGTAGCACCCTCAATAGTTGCAGTTCCAGAACTGTCTCCGTCATCAGTAAACATATTGTCAACTAACTGTTTAGACAGTTGAGCATAGATTCGAGATTCTATGTTGTTTAAAAACTTTGCTAAGGTAGTGCTATCCGCTTCACGTTTGGCTTTAGCCGCATCGGCCGCCGCTTTTTCTTCTGCTTCTTTCTTTCGAGTAAACTGTAACTGTTCAATTGACAGTACATGATTACTGTATCCTGATCCACTAAAAGATGGATTTTTAAAAGTGAATACTTGTTCGCTCGCTCCAGCCGTACCAATAAGACAGACGAACAATGTAGTCGTGATAATTTTTTTCATTTTCTGCTCTCCCATTGATATTTACCGTGATCTTTAACATTTGTTAAATACTCATAGCAAAGTAATTACAGTATTATTTACTGTAAAATATTTTACGATTAACCAGGAGTATTTAACCAATGACAGCACAATCAGAGTCTGAACAGCAACTACAATCTAGAAAAGAGCAAGATGCTTTATGGGAGATTTTTAGTGTAATATGGCCCCACGATCCTGATCCTGTAAAATGTGATCTTAACGACGAATTAAGTAGTTTAGAAAAGGTACTAGTTCAAGACGCAATGCAAAGTGTTAATAATAACAAAACCAAAGCGGCTAGGTTACTTAATATTAGCAGAGAAAATTTAATATATAAACTTAAGAAGATTGCAGAATAGCATTTGTAGCATCTACTAATTCTTGTGTAGAAAACTTAAACTTATCTTTTTCAGGTAATAGTGCTGGTGTTAGAGCATGTTCTCGATCAAGATATTTGTATTCCATTTTAACGGGGTTGTAGTACTCTTCAACCCACTCAAACACTGTACGTGGATCAAATGCTCCACAAGTATAAACATCTAATTGTATTAATGCAGGATCTGTTTCATCCCATGCGTGTAGTACAATATGACTAGTTTCTATTATTGCGGCAACTGTTAATCCTCTGTTACCTTTCATCTCTACATACTTGGCAAAAGGACCCATAAGCACTTTCATGCCTATGCGATCAATCAGAGTTTGTATTTGATTACTTGCTGTGTTTTCGTTTGTGGGCGGATTAAGTACTTCCGCTCTTATTATCACATGCTTATGCACGAGTGGTTTCACTCGACTACTTATATCTGTTAGTTGGCTCTAGGGGAAGGATTCGAACCTCCAAGACTTTCGTCACACGAGAAACAATCGTGCGTGTTTACCTATTTCACCACCCTAGATTATAACTTATATCTTATTGATATTTTCTAGTGCAGGGATCATACGTGTTACACCTATGCCTCCGCCCACTCTTTGGAAGAAGTCAAACTCTAAAAACTTTTCAAGTTCTGCTTCTACACGTTCTTTGCCAAACAGTTCAAACAATAGTTTTGAGTATGCTCCGTCTGTAATTGTGTGGAATGTATCACGCATCATATCAACATCACACGAACGTTCTGCTGATCCAATAGTTTCCATGCCACCTAATATAACATCGATCTTTTTAGCAGTTTTGCCATCAGCATTTCTACTCATATTCCAAAATGGACTTGTTAGTTCTGGAAAGTCTGTAATCATTGTTGTACCAAACTCCTTGTGCATTTTAGTTTCTTCATCAGCAGTCATTTCGTAATCTTCTGCAAGTTCGTAATGCTTTTGCCATTCAGCATAAGTTTTTTCAGTAGGCTTTTTGAATTCTAAGTATTCACATAGTTCATACTCCATCTTTTTAAGATCATCTATGTCACCTGGCATTTCAAATTCAAACATTGGAAATATTATATCATGTCTACCTGGGATTGCATTTGGTTCCTGCCTATAGGAAGTGGAGACACAAAAAAACCCCTTACTATCGGGGCTACTTAATAATTCATGTTCGAGCCACATCTGGCCTGTTTGCGGTAGTGGCCAAGTCTTGCCTGCGTATTGATATGTTGCTACATTGAATGGATCTTCACATGCGGCAAGTATGCTGAGTCTGTTTTGGGTGTGGACTTCTAAAAATCCTTTATCCAAAAAAAATGACCTTAAAAGGCCAATTGTGTTTGTAAATTTTTGTGGGGATATTAACTGCGTCATCTTTTTTTCCTTTTTTCGAGTTGCGACCTAAAAAAAATTTGCTCAAAAAAAAATTGAGCCTATTTGCTTTGTCCATCTATTTATCACATAGTTGATTAATAGTAGGGATTGTTGAAGTTAGGATCGTCCATGCCTTCTACAGCATTTACTTCAGGTACATAATGTTTAAGCATATTCTCAACACCCATTTTTAGCGTAATAGTGCTACTTGCACATCCGCTACAACTACCTTGAAGTAACACAGAAACTTTACCTGACTCTACATCAAAGTCTTCTAACTTAATATAGCCTCCGTGTTGTTCAACTGCTGGTTGAACATATTGATCAATAATATACTCAATATTTTTTATGATTTCTTCTTTTGTACGATCTTCCATACACATATTTAGTTGGTAGTCCCTAGGAGAATCGAACTCCTCTTTGCGAGATGAAAACCCGCTGTCCTAACCGATAGACGAAGGGACCTTAATTTTTAATTATTAACAGTATAGCACCAAAGCACTATACTGTCAACCTTTCCTAACCTCATCAATGTGTATAGGTGTAAAATTAATTTGTTCTACACAAACACACTTGTAAGGACCATCTGGACTAGGATTGCTATGTATATGTCCATGAGCATTTATTCCAGGTCCGTTATCACCCCATCTATGTCTTTCTTCAAGAGTACTTGCATGTAATGGAGTGTGAGTACAAATAATACCAGGTAACTCAATCCACAACTGTATGTCCTTAAAGAACGGAGCAACATGTTTTACGTTATCGTGGTTTCCAAGAACAAGTCTTTTCTTACCAGGTAACTTTGCAAAGTTTGCTTCTAACCATTCTACTTTGTTTTCACCAAACAATACATCACCTAAGTGTATAACTGTGTCCTGCGGTTTGACAGTGTTTGCCCAGTTATCTAACATTGTTTGATTCATTTCATCTACGTTAGAAAAAGGTCTGATAGATCTACCACCTTGTGTAAATTCAAGGATCTTACTGTGATTAAAATGTGTATCACTTATTAACCATATATCTTTTGCCATCATATTCTCCTAACTAACTTATATACATTATAACATCGGTAATACCAGATGTCAACCAAAAATTGGAGTGGACGACAGGAATCGAACCTGTATACATGGATTTGCAATCCACTGCGTAACCATTCCGCCACGCCCACAAAGTGGAGGCCTTTCTAGAGGGCACCTCCTATTCCCGCCTGATCTTATATGTAGGGGCTCAGGCCTAACCACGTTTTTACTCGTTCCCTATTTGGCATAGGTGGAGGGAATCGAACCCCCATTAACTGGTTTGGAATCAGTTGTGTTACCATTACACCACACCCATAAAAAACCCCCGTAAGCATTATAACTCCGGGGGTCTAAAATTCATTGCTGAACAACTGCCTACAAGACACCCCCGGGTGGTTCACAACCACACCATTCATAATTATTTGTATACTTCGTATTCATTGTTCGCTTTCCTTATTAACTTTTTACAGTATATTATCTTTTTGTCGTATTGTCAACCACAAATGCTTTAATTTTGTTAAAATTATTTGTAGTTTGTTCTTTACCTTCTTGCCAACTATTTTTTTGGTATTCTACTATATCTGTCCATTCGCTGATTACCCAGTTATTTATTTTTTCAACAATAACAGGTTTCTTCTTAGGTGTTACTGTTTCATCAGCACTTGCTGTTGTAACAAGAAGTACAAATAATATTGTTATACTTGCTACGATTGTTAATAGTGTCTTAGTTGTCATACATTCCTTTTGTTAGTTTTTGGCCTGCTCGGGAGGACTCGAACCTCCGACCTTTGGTTCCGCAAACCAATGTTCTATCCGGCTGAACTACGAGCAGTCTTTGTTTCATATATAACTTAACTATATATGGTAAAACCTTTTTTGTCAACCAGATTTTTAATCCAATTTAATATGTACAAGTAAGTTCAGCACCTGGATTAACATGACGTTCAACTTCGTCAATCAAACTCTTTTCATCTGAATCGCTTGGTGCTTGGGGATTTTTATTTTGGGTTACTGTTGGTTTAGCATTACAGTTGTCCAATTTGAATGTGCAAGATATAAGAAATATCGCGATGAATATCAGTAGTGTGTAACGCATGGTTGTATTTATTTGTACTTCGGCCCTAATGCCCAAACTACCATGCTTTTTCTTGTACCTTCTGTAACTGGTAAAACTCTGTGAGGCACTGTTGAACTAAAGATAACCATATCTCCAATTCCGCCTAGTTTTACAATTTCTGTTTTGCGTTCGTTGTGTTCCATGCCACCGTCTAATTCAAATCCTCCACCTGTGTATTCGGTTGGATCGTTCATTAGTATAGTTGCACTTAACTTTCTTAATTTGCCTGGAAAGGCAGTATCGTCACCATATGGCCACGGGTGGGCATCATAGTGCCAATCGTAGTGTCCCTGCTCATGCCCGTGATATACAGTGTATTGACAATCTTCAAATTGATCAATGTGTAAATCCCATTGACATT